CCGGCGAGCTGGTGGCGACGCCGGGACGCCGCACCCAAGCCGGTGATGGCGGCGGGAGCCGCGAACGCGGCCTTGCTCATGGCTCCGAGACTGGCGGCGACGCCGAGCACGCTGGAGGAGAGGTTCACCGCGCCGGCGGACAATCCGCCGATGACGGCGCCCACCGCACCCAGTATGGGAACCTTCGTGTCCAACGTGTCGAACAGGTTCACCAATCGCTGGAACTGGTTGTTGACGCCGCGAAGGCCGGTGGCCCCGTAGAGCATGCCGTCGATGAGCTTGCCCATGTCCGTGGCATGCAATCTTGCGTAGATCTCCACGCTGCGCGGGCGGGTCAGGTACATGAGGTGGGCGGAAGCCGCAGCGGACTTGAGGTCGAGGTCCATCTCCAGCTTGTCGTGGTCGTTCTGGAAATCACGGGCCTTGCGGCGGGCCTCGCTCACATCGAGATCGAGGTTCGCGACGTATTTGAAGTCCTTGTCACGTCCGGCGAGATGGCCGGCAGTGTTCATGCGGTCGATGGTCTGCCTGTAGGAGTCCTCTATCTCCTTGGGAAGGTTCACGTAACGGCGGCGAAGGTCGTCCAGCTCGCGTTTGAGCTTGTCCGCGCCGTCCGTGTAGAACTTGACGCGGGCTTCCTTGCGGTTCAGCTCGTCGGTCTTGCGGGCCACGTTCTCGAGATCGGAAACGACCTTCGCGTAACGGTCGATGTCGATGCGAATCTTCGCGCCCGGATCGTTTTCAAGCTGTTTGATATCGCGCCTGATGCGGGCAATGGCGAGATTGGCCTCGTTCATCTCCACGACGTTCGAACCCAACGGTTTGAACTTGAGAATCGCGTCCTGCAGGGTGCGGATACGACGCTTCGTCTTATCCAGCACGTTGATTTGCCGGTCGCCGTACTTGCGGGTGAGCGTGGACGTCTTGTCCATCGCGTCGCCGTACTGCTTCACCAGCGTCTTGTTGTGCTTGAACTTGGCGGAACTCGTATCGACCGAACGGTTGAACTTCTGGAAGGAACGGTTGGCGGCTTCGACCCTCTGACGCAGGGAACGCAGGTCGCGCAGCTGCTTGGTCAGATCGACCTTCGGGGAGATGTCACGCTCCTCGATATCCTGCACGGCCTTGCGCAGCGCGCTCGTATCGCCGCGAACCTCGACGGTCTTGGAGAGACGGTCGTTGTTGATGCGCCGTTTCGCCGCCGTCCAGTTCGCGTCGTCCACGTCGATGTTCAGCGGAATGGTGAGACTGTCATCCGCGTACTTGGCGAGCTTGCGGCGCAGTTCGAAACCGAACTCCGTGGTGTCCGGGTAGATGCTGATGCCAACGGCACCGCCCTCGTATACTGCCATCGGCGAACCTCTTTTCGGTTATCAGGAGGAGAACAGGGCCTTCATCGAATCGAGGCTCGCCTCGACCGGCTTTTCCGGCTGCTCCGTGTCCGGGGGAAGAATCGGCGTGAACTCGGGGTGCTTGCCGTTCTTGGTTTCCATGAGCCCGCACGTCAACGCGCCTACATGGTTGAAAATGCCCAACAGGAGGCTCGTGTCCTGCGAATAACGGTGATAGGAGAGCATGCGCCGTGATTCGCCCTCATCGGCGGTCTCGGATTGCATGGGATGGTTCAGCAGCCATTCGCGGTACAGGGACTCGTCATAACCCGACAAACCCTGCAGGAGCCTTACGAGAAACCCGCCGTCATACTCGTGGATGGCGGCGGGCATATCAAGGTTGTAGAAGCGTCTGAAGTCGCAGGTCAGTTCGACCGGGCAGTTTCGGTAGGCGTCCTCGACGCTTCGGATTTTCCCAGTTCGACCCTGTAGAACATGCTCAGGGCAAGGAACGCTGAGAACAGGACGTTGCCGTCACGGCCCGTGGCCCACTGTTCGTAAGCCTTCTCGTCCTTGGCAAGACCCTTGTAGAAATCATTGGAGATGGATACGACGCGGGCGACGAGCAGGGCTGCGTCCATCGGATCATCCTTGGCGTCGAGCCCCGGCATCTGAGTGTCGAGAAGCGTGAGAAGCACCGTGAAATCAGCGGACTGCTCCGCGTTGAAGTCGCGTGCGGGAACCAGCTCTGGAAGACCCTTCAACTCCGGGTATTCCTCGACAAGCTGGCCGAAAGTTTCGGGAAACTCCTTCTTCGGAGTCTCGGTGTCGTTTTTCTTGGCGGTCATTGCCGTCCTCCTATCCGTGAAACCCTATCCGTGAATGAAGAATCCCCATACGGCCCGGATAGGAGAACCGTATGGGGATGAATCAATGTCAGGCGGTGGGAGCCGGCAGCTTCACCCCGCCGAGAGTGGAAGGCTGGCCCGCGAGCCGGATATCCTTGCCAGCCTCGACTGTGGCTGGCGGGTCTCCGCCATCCGCAGCGCGGATGGCTGCGGACCCTACTTGAAATCCTCCGGACTGTACAGCGCGTAGCCGCCGATCTCGCCGTTCGGGCCCTTCTTCAGAGCGTCGGTGGACTTGACCACCGCGTTGAAGCTGAACTCGGCGAACTCGTCGCCGGTCAGGTCGATGGTGTCGAACGTGAAATCGGTCTCCGGCAGATACAGGCCGAAGGACAGTTTGTCGCCGTCATCGTAGGCGAGGACGAACAGGGCGAGCTTCTGCACGATAGGCTTGATAGGCACGATCACGCCGCCGTTATCGCCCGTCCAACCGCCGGTGACCTTCTGCAGGGTCGCCTTGTCGCCCTGCACGCTGGCGCCACTGACCGTGATGGTCGGAGCCTCGGTGGAAGTGCGGGCAGCTGCCATCAGCCACGTGTCGATGGTGTTGGTGTCGCCGCCGTCCTTGCTGAAGCTGATCTTGTTGGAATTGGACGTGTGGCCGAGATTATCCCAAACGGGAGTGTCCGCGGTGCCGACCTTCACGCTGCCGGAGTTCAACAGAAACTGTTTGACGCCGGCGGTCGGGATGGCGGTCTTGGCGGGGGCCGTGAACACGGTTCCTCGCGCGGCCTGAAGCAGCGCATCGCCGTTAATAGCCATGATGATTCCTTTCGGATATTGGATTTGGGTAAAAGAAAAGGGCCGGCCATGTGGCCGACCCCTGTAGGTCAGATAAGGTCCCGCGCGTCCATTGATGCGTCGAAACCGTATTCCTTGATGTTCTTGCCTTGGTTCTCCTTGGCGTCGCTGCGACGCTGGGGAAGGTCGATGCTGTTGATTCGGCTGATCTTGCCCGCCGAGGTTTTCTCCTCGAACGGCCACCCCATGACGGTGCGGTACAGGTTGCGGGCGAGGCCGCTCGGATTGTTCGTGTCGGCGGCGAGAACGGTGAACGACACGGTGAACCGCCACAAACCCCTATCGACCTGTTGGCCGGGGGACACCTCGTAGAGGATCACTCGACCGTTTTCCGCCACGGCGTTCAGATCGAGGTCGATTTCGCTGTATATGGCGACCGACGTCCAATCCTCGTTCGGATACTCCCTTTGCAACAGCTCGTAGACGATCTGTTCGGCGTCGATGCTTTCGCGCACGTCGATGGCGAGATGTTTGAAGATGTTGTCCATGACGGCCTACACCTTCAGTCTTGCGGCCACGTTGCGCATGGAATGCATGCCCGCCAAACGGCGTCCGGCCCGATTGTTGACATAACCGAACTCCAATGCGGAGGCGATCTCCGTTCCCTCGCGCCCCTTGACGCTCAGCACGACCTGATGGTCCTGAGCGTGGCCGGGACGTATGGAGACATCGATACGATCCGACAAGTCCGCTCGGGCGACGGCATGGTTACGGTCGTTGACCGTTCCGGCCCCCATCTGCGCCTTGACCATGACGGCCGCTTTCTCGGCTGCTTCGAGGGTGATTCCGGGGCCGAACATGAGCGCTATGTCACGGCCTATCCTCGGTTTGATGGTCACGCGGCCCATTGGCGCCCACCTCCTTCGACCATTCGGGTTCGGGAATTCCGCCGGGCACGTAGCCGCCGATGACCACGCGGCGGCAACGAACCTCCCAATGCTGGGAAAGCACGCTGCCGCTGCCACGCCATGTCGGATAACCGTCGGCGTCATACCAGTCGCCCTTGTACCAGATACGCGAATGAATATCACCGGGCCATTCGCGTGCGAGAATCTGCAAGGGCGTGACCTCCTGCAGACCGCCGCCGTTCTGGCCGGAAGGGCTTTTATCCTCGGCACCACTGATGGAGAACATGCCGGCCTGCTGCGCCCGGCCTTCGACCGAACACACGACCTTCACCGGGTCGCCCACCTGCTCGTGGTAGCCGCCATGCGCGTCCTGCACATGACGACGGTTGACCACGATCACGTAATCCGTATCGAACAACTGTTGGACGCCATGGCCGGTCAGCTCCGTACGGTCATACAGGTGGCCTCCGCCAAGCTCGTCGATATCCACCCCGTCGTAGAGGTGGCCCATGTCATACGTCTCCATAAGCGCCTCACATGCCGTAGGCGCGGTCGAGACCCGGATGCACGGTGCCAATCGGGCCCATCGAGTCGGAATGGCCTTCCAGCAGCGCCTTCTCGCGTTTCGACACGTACAGGTTCATGGAACCGTCCTTGCCTGGCGGATTGTCCTGAGCGTCGAAATTCGTGTACCCATAGGAGCCGTTCGATTCGGTCTTGAACTGCCGGTAGCGGACGATACGCAGCACCATCTGGCTCACCACGTAGCCGAGCGTGCGCTCCTTCAGCAGGCCGTTCTGGTAGCGCGGGGCGGCGTTCTGGCATTCGGCCTGAACCATGTCGGCGGCGATATTGCACTCGTTGAGCAGCCAGGCGTTGGGAAACCGGTCAAGGAGAAGGTCGGGCTGGTCAAGCGCGTTGACGCGCAGCCATTTCAGCCAGTCGATGGAATCGATGGAGGCCACGGCCCCTCCTTACTGTCAGAGCACGGAAGCCTTCGCGGTGCTGACGGCCTCCTGCAGGATCGGCATCATCGTGCCGTTGGCCCACAGGTCGTACTTGACCGGGGCGCCACCGGAGAACATGGCTCCGATGAAACCGTCGTTCACGCTCTTGTTGATGCCGTATTCGGCGTCCTGACCTTCGGCGGTCGGGCCGGAGGCGGTGAAACCAAGACCCGTATCGTTGAACGACGGGAACATGATGAACGTGCCGTTGGGAATCAGCGTGTTCGTGTCCACCGGCATCTTGAAGCCGTTGCTGACCTCGAGGTCGGTGTACAGCACGTCGATCATGCGAACGTCGGCAAGGCCGCAGGCGGTACGCAGCACGTCCAGCACCTCGGCGCGGGTCAGGCGCGGCTTCGAGTTGGCGAGGGAGACGCCCGTGTATTCGGTGATGAACGACTCGTTGGTGCGCAGCGCGTCGATGACCTTGCTGGTGGTCAGCGCGGCACCCGGAGTACGGCCACGCTCCTTCTTGATGGCGTCCACCCACTTCTGCACGTCCGTGACCGGATCGGACTTCACGTCCGACCAGACGGTGGCGGGAGTGAGCTTGGAGATGCTGCTCGGACGGTCGAACGTCCACGTGTTGGCCTTCAGGCCGTTCTCCTCGACGGTGATCTTCGCGTCAACCATGGCGGCGATACGGGCCAGTTCGATGCGCACGGCGGCTTCCTGACCCAATTGGGTGAAGATTTCCACGGCCTTGTCGTGCAGCCACGCGGAATCGCCCGTGTGGTTGATGACATCGCGTTCGGAGATGTGGCCCATCTTCGACAGCGGGATGAGACCCGTGTAGTTTTCGCCGGACTGGGCGACGGTCTTGCCGTGAGCGGCCTCCGCGTCCCAGGCGCGGAACTTCATGGCATCGGTCTCCTTCGGCGGGATGATCTTCTGCCATGTCACCGTGTCCTTGCCGTCGTTCGACTTGACGGGGAACACGGAGCCGAACGGCAGCAGGCCGTCGATGAAATCGAAGCCGGACTGCACGACGCCCGACGCCTCGGACGGGCTGATGATGTTCTTCTCAAGGGTTCCACTCATTGAGGGTTCCTTTCAGGTATACGAAAGCCCGCCACAATGGGCGGGCTTATAAGGGTTGTTGGATTGGTTACTTGGCGACGCCGGCGGTCTTGAGCGCGGTCACGATGTCCGCCGCGGTGGCGCTCGGCGCGAGAGTCACCTGCTTGACACCGCCGAGCGCGTTCGCCGTGGCGGCTGGCAGCGTATAGGCGGGGGGAATCGTCGGCTTGTCCTTCAGGCTGTTGTAGGAGCCGTCGAAGGAGCTGATGCCCGCGCCGATGGCGGTGCGAGCTGCGGCGGCATCGCTGGCGGTCAGGATGCTGCGGCCGACAGCGGAAGCGTCGGTGATGTTCGCTGCGGTGATCGTGGTCAGGGTTGACGGGCCGGAGGTGGCCGAAGCATTGGACAGCGGGGTGACGGTATCGTCCTCGATGTCGAAGAAACTGCCGCCCCACACCGCGCCGTCGGCGGGAACGACCGGCAGCTTGCTCTTGATGATGTCGCCACGGTAGCGCATGCCGACGTTCGCGCCGTTGACCACATCCCAGCCGCCGAACGTGACGCTGATCTCCACCATGCTTTCCAGCAGGCCGGCGATCTTGTTCTGACGGCCATCGGTAGCATTCGGGTCATACGGGCCGTATGCTCCGGAGGCGGTGATCTTGGCCAGCGGGATGCCGCTCTTGATCCAGATGGTCGTGGCCTTGTCGCCGAGACCGGTCAGGTACTTGTCGCGCTTCGTCTCATCTTTCACGTTGAACGTGGACAGGTCGAGGGTGACGCTCACGGTGCCGTCGTCGGTGTGGTTGCCGAAACGCCACTCGTTGTTCTCCTCCACGGTCACGATGCCGGTGGAGCGCACATTCTCGTATGCCATGTGCTTTTCCTTTCGATTAAATGTTTGTGGTTACTTTGCGGAGCGGGCTTGGCGCCTCTGCTCCTGACGTGCCTTGGCGGCGGCGTATCCGTCTGCGTATGTGCCGGAACGAATCTTCGGGGCTCCCTCGCCACGGGTGCGCGCCCCCTGCTCGGCCTTCTCACGGACGGGTTCGGATTCCGTCGGAGCCGCGACCGGGTTGAGCGCCGCGTACTTCTCGGCCCATTCGGAAATCTTCTCCGGTTCGGTCTCACCGCACAGGGCGAACACATCATCGCTGATCTGAGGGTGGGCCTTCTGTGCCTTCATGCGCGCGTTCTCCACCTGCAAGTCGTGCAGCTGGCTTTGGGATTCCTCGTAGGCGGCTTCGGTCTTGCGAAGCTGCTCGTAGTTGTCCTTGGCCTGCTTCTCGTGCTTGCGGGACAATGCCTTCCAGTCGGGGCCGTTTTCCATCTCATCGACACTGTTCGCGGCGAGCTTGTCGGCGGTCGCTGCGTTGGCGATGATGCTCTGGGGAGTCACGCTGTTCGCGGCGAGGGGGGCCGCGATGACGGGACCAGTGATCGGGCTGTTTGCGGTGGAAACCGTGCCGGTATTGGCCGTGACGGTCTGGCCGGCGTTCTGAGAACCGTCCGTGACGGTCTGATTCTCCTGATTGTTAGCCATGATGGCCTTTCTGTGTCAGGCAGCGGTGCCGAGCATCGACTGCACTTGGTTGAGCAGGGCACGTTGGTATGCCCATGATTGCCTCAGATGAATCGACGGCTTGAACCTGTAGGTTCGGCCCTCGTATCTGAAGGAGACTTCCTTGCCGGTGTCGGACACCTGCTTGTAGCGTTTGGAGAACTCGATCGCACGGTCCTTCATCCGCTGGAACTGCTGGAGCGTGGTTTTCCGGTCCGGCGTGGTCCACTTGTCGGAATCCTTGCCGGGAACCGAATTGGGTGTATCCCTCGCGTCCTGCGCCATGAGAATCGGGCCGAGCTCGCCGTGCGTGATGGTCTTGACCCGCACGTTCTTCAACGCCGCCGCCGTGGTGCCTCCGGCCTGCGCGTAAAGCTTCTTGAGATCGTCGGAGTTCAACTGGAATCCGGGATCATAATCGGAGCCTGCCGGGGCGACGCCGCACTTGCAGTTCGCGTGCAGGGGGAGCAGGGCACCGGTCGAATACCATCGGTCGGAGGCCGCTATGCACAGGCCGCACGAGCCGGAACGGGAAAGTTCCGGGTGAAGCACCCTGCGATATTCGAGAACCTTGCTGCCCCGATACCGGCCCAATGTGGCGTCTGTGGAGGCGCGCTCCACGTCATCCCAGACGTTGGTCTGCAATCGTTGCAACGCGGATTGCAGCCACTTGTTGACCTCATCGAACAGCTCATCGCCCTTCTTGGGCCATGTCTCCGGCCTTATATCGGGGTTCTTGACGGCTTCGCCGCGATACGATTCAGCAGGGCGCGCGGCCACAAGCCACGGGTCGGTGTTGACCCTCGGATAGACGAGCTGCTGCACATTACCGGCAGGAGTGACGCCCACCATGCGCAGCGTCTGGTCGGCGTAGCTGACGCCCAGCCTGCGCACCTGGCCTATCAGGGCCAGCTCCAGCAAAGCGAGCCTCGCAGCGGCGCCATAGGTCACGGCGTCGTTCCACCAGTCGGCTGGCGTGAGGCTGAGCCACATGGTGCGGGCCAGCCTCACGTACTCGTTGACGAGTCTCTGACGCGAGGATTGGAGCGCGTTGGACGCGACCTCCAAGGTCATGACGGCCATCATTCACCGTCCACGGTCGGAGGTTCATCCGCCTGCACCACGTCGTTTTCACTCGTGGTATCGGGGAACGCGAGAGAATCCGTCTCGTCGGGCAGAACACCCGCCGACTGCTGCGCGGTCTTGCCTTCGATCATTGCGTTCTCGGAGGCCATGGCCTGCGCGAACTGCGTGTCCATGAGGTCCTGCATCGCCTCGGCTATCTCGATCTCGGTCATGCCGTAGCTACGGCGCATGTTCGTCTTGACGGGCAGAATGCCCTTCGAATAGTTCGCCGCCTGAGCCTGCTCCAACTGGGATGGCGGGTTGATGGGCTTCCACACGGTCTCGAACCGTTCGCCTGCGGCACTGTTGCCATCGGCCTCCAACGCCATGCGCATGAGACGGGTGAACCCGTCATTGGCACGCGCGTTCATGTCCTCGACCTTGAACACCAGACCCTCGCGCTTCAGCTGTGCGCCTTCCGCGCTGCCGGAGACATCGGGGCTGAGAATATCCAACGGCGTTCCCGAGGAAGCGGCGAGATGCTTGATGTCGGAAGCCACGGCGGTGATGAGCGGATTGATGTCCGTGACACCGGACTCCCAGAACTTAGCGTCACCGGGAACCAGCCACAATGCGTCGGGCCCCTGCTGGAACAGATCCTTGTAGTCGATCCGGTCCCCGGCCTGAGCCAATCCGTCACGCACCTGCGGGTCGGATTCCTTGTAGAACTGGGGCATGTTGCTCATCGACACCGCACGCTGTTTGAACGCCTGCAATTCCTGAATGCAGAAACGCTGGAACCGCTGCTGGTCGATGCTGCCCAACGTGGGGATATGCGGCTCGAACTGGCCCTTGCCGCCCGGCGCGTGCATGCGCACGACGGGAAGGCATTCGCATTTCTCCGCGAAATCGTAGGTGCTTTCCGCACCGCCATCCCACTGGAACGTGGGTGACAGGGTTGGGCGAAGCTTGGAATCGTCGTTGGCGATGCCGTAGATCTCCTCCTCGTCGCCCTCGTCCAGAAGACTGCGACTATCGGTCTCGTTGTAGGCGATATGACAGTAGACGTCCTTTACACTGCCGTCATCATTGCGTATCAGACGGTAGAGGGCGAGATATTCGCGGCCCTCACTGGCCTTGTACCAGTAGTTGACCGCCGAATCCTCGTCCGAGGAGACGTACGTGTTCCACGGGCTGAGCACCGTGATATGCGATGGCAGCTTGTTCTTGTTGACCAATGCGTAGGCGTTGCCGTACACGGCGAGATCATGGAACATCTGACGGCTCTTCAATTCCATGCGGCACTGAGCCCACATGTCGTCCGCCTTCGTGGAACGCATCGTCTTGTCCGCGATAAGCCTGAAACCGGTGGGCCTCTGACGGTGTATCACCGCGTCGGCGATGGCCTTCGCCAAATCCAGCTGGCAGATGGAGATGAACCTCTGATACACCGCGTAGCCGGACTGGTTCGTGCTTTTCGGAATCGACTTGACCGGCACCTGCTCCTTGCCGTCGTAGAACGTCTTCAACGTGCACAGGGTCGGGATGCGGGATACGAGGCCGTTCGCCAGCTGAGTCAGCAGCATGGCATCGCCGTCAGGCTCCTCATCGCCGGGGATAAGGCTCTGCAATTCGGCCAATGCGGCCTCCTTTCATCAGGTTCACCAGACGCGCATGGGGACGAACGACTCCTCTTCGTTGGAAACCGTGGCGCCCAGGTAGATGTCGCGGGCACGGTAGGCGAGAAGCCCGGCCATGGCCGCGTCGATCTTATGTGGGCTGTTCTGGGTCTCCTTGAACACGAGGTATCCTTCGGGCCTGTCCTTGCGGCGTCCGTTACGGAAATGGTCGATGAGCCGAGGGTCGGCGAACAGTTGGATGTTCGTCACATCGGGCTCGTCGTATTTGGATACGGTTCTCATGGGCTCGTTGAACGCGGCACGCATGGTCTTCAATTCGCTCATCACGTCACGCTTGTAGCCGTTCATCGGGAAGCGGATATGCGAGCCGTTCGACCTCGGATACACCTGAAGCCTGTCGCCGTAATCCAATTCCCATTGCGCGATGTACGGCTCCCATTCGTCCGTGTCCGCGAACATGCCGACCACGTTGTAATGGTTGAACACCCAACGCACCCTGCCGTCGAACGAATCACGGTCAACGCGCCATTTCGCGCCCTGCGGGCCGTCCGGCTTCTGCTCCAATTTGATGAGGAACAGCATGCCGTCGCGTATCCTGCAGCCCACCAGCGCGGTGGAATCGTCGGACACGGAACCATCGAAGCCCAATGTGATCTCGTCAGTGTCGGAGACCACCTGCTGCCAAGCGTTGTTCAACTGGTTCAGGTCACGAGAGGCGATGGCCTTGTCCACGATGTCGCGGTGAACCGCATGCGATTTGATCATGTCCTCGGTCAGCCACGCATCCACGGCGGAGGCCAGCGAGTTCAAGTAGAACCTGATGGCGTTGTTCGGGTCGTATGCGGGGTCGAGAATCTTCTTCACGGTTCGCCGCAGATCGCACCAACCGTACTTCGAGGGGCCGGGCTCGACGCCTTCGTCCCTCAACGACCAGCCTTCGGCGGAACGCCCGTCAGGGCCGACCGGAACCATTCGCCCATCGGGAAGGAAGATGTAATCCTTGCCGTCGGGCGATTTCATCGCGGAACCGTACGCCTCGTAGATCGCATGCTCAAGCTTCCCGTCGTCGGCGAAATCATCCAACGCCAAGTCGGCGTAACGATGGTCGAACAACAGGTCCTCCCATCCGCGCAGACGGCCCTCCATGAGATCATGCGCCGTCTTGAACGCGCGTTCGGCCACGCTGTCCTCGCCCGGCTGATACATGGTCGTGGTCATCAGATACCACGGGTCGGCGGCGACGCCACGCTTCGTAAGATTCTGCGTCATGATGTCGAACAGGTCACGCAGACGCTTGTTGCTGTACTGGTGAACCTCGTCGAAGCACACGAACGTCTGAAGGCCACCGTCCTTGCTTCGTGCGGCGGCGGTCGAATAGCGTATCTCCATGCCGGTCTTCGGCCACAGGATACGGGTCTTGCCCGCATCCATGCCATCGCCGGCAAGGAACCTCAGATATCCTTCGGTGCAGTTGTAGTAGATGGTGTCGTAGACCTCGCCGGTCTGCTCTTCGGCGGTGGCCAGACACACCACGAGAGGCGATTTCACGGGACGGCCCATCGGCTCGCCCTTGTGATACCGGTAGGTCTTTCCGAGAAACGTGTAGGTTTCCCCGCCTTTCGCCCAACCAGCGAACCGGCACGGGCCGAAAGCCTCGAACATCGCTATCTCGGCGGCGAAACCGCTCTTGTTGCAGCCCTTCGGACGGGCGAGGAACACCTGGCCGAACCTGCGCCGCCCATTACGGTCAAGCGCATAGCAGTCGATGATGAACTGGAAGTATTCGGGGGAGTGGCGGATACGCATTCCCTTCGCGTCTCCGCGCCCGATGAGCGTGAACGTCTCAATCCACCACACCGCCAGACGGCCCAGCGAACGCTGCCTGTCCTTCGCTGTCAGCTTGGGAATGACGTCATGCATCAGAGCACCGCCCGCGCACGATCATCGAAATCATTGTTCGGGTCATCGGGAATCTGGAAGCCCACGATCCCAGCGGCCATATCATTGGCCTGCGGCTCCTCCATCTTCAGCTTACGTTTAGCGTCGGGGGTATCACCGTACTGGTTCATGGACTGGCGCATCTCCGGGGCCAGACCGTCATAGGAGCGTTTCTTGATGCTCTTGTCCATGACGGCCAGCTTGTAGAAGAAATTCCACCACTCCCACTTCGTGCGCAACTGGCGCGCCTGAGGGGTGCGGCGGAAAGCGTCATAGTATTTACGGACAAACGGGCTCCACACCCCATCAAGAAGATTCAGTTCGGAAGCGTCCGGCAGCTCGGGACCAATGGGCTCCAATTCCTCGAACGTCCAATCCTCCGGCACCTTATCCAACGGGGCTTCGGAAGCATAGCCTCCACCAGTCTTAGGCTTCGCCGCCTTCCTGCCATTCCCAGCCATGATTCACCAGCCTTCGGCCCATGACGGGCTTCGTTCTGCAGAAGATGCGTCAGACGTGGCGTCGCACGCACCTGTAATGGAAAATCGCCCGATTCTCGAACGACGGCTCACCACCGTCCTCGGGCGGGACAATCCACGCGGGAGTACCGGCGTCCGGACTGTCAATGTCTTTTGAAACAGGCTTGCCGCACCCCTTGCAAGTGCCATCACACTTGGCCCAGATATCAGCCTCCGTGAAAGCCCCATACGTCATGCTCCGCACAGGCTCGGGAGTCAAAGGCTCCGATTCGATAATCGGATTGGGGTCACTGGCCAACGTCGTATACGGGTGCTTCGCCCGAAACCGTTGAAACCGCTTGCGACAAGTAGGGGAACAGAAAATCTTCGAGCATCGGGTCAACTGGAACGCCATACCGCACATCGGACACACACGGGCACGGATAGGCGTCACCGGCCTACCGGAATAAGCCTTACGATTGTAATGGCTACGGCACAATCCATCGGCCACGGCAAGCTCGCCGCAACCCGTTACGAGACAGTCCGTCGATACGCCGGACGCGAATACCATTCCCGCTCCTTCCGGCGTTCCCGGTTCACCTGACGCTGCTGCGCCGACTCCATGCATGTTTTCTGCTCGTGATGGTATTGGCACAGGGATTGCAGGTTCTCGGGGGAGTCATCGTCATGCAACGGGTTGCGAACCTTGTGATCCACCTGATTGGCCGGACGGCCACAGATATGAGTGAAGCCGAACTCGTCGGTCACCGGCCACTGGCAGCGATGATGATCACGCTCCAATATCAGCTTGCGAGTCCGCTCCCAACCCGGATTGAACCGTTCCCTACGATTCGAACTCGACCAAGCCACGATGACTCCTTATGTATAAGGGGGCGGAGCCGGTGGAAGCGTGGCGAGCGAGCATTCCAACGGGGTTAATCCAAATACAGGGGAGTTGGTCCACGAGCCACCGGTTCCTAGAGGCAATCCCGAGAATCGAACTCGAACCTGCGCTTTACGAGAGCGCCGCTCTTCCAATGAGCTAGAATGCCACGCCTCCCACTAGAGGGAGCGCTATTCAGTTATTGCCGTACGGCATGGCGTGAAGCCGCCGCCGGCGACTGGCGATGACTGAGAAGCTGTCACCGCCAAGAGCTGCCCCTTCTCAAGGCATCGCATACCCGGGAAGAATCGAACTTCCGTAACCGGTTTTGGAGACCGGTGCCTGAACCACTCGGCCACGGGCATATAGGTCGTAATCCTTTATCCGTGGACGTGCGACCAGCCGTCCCAGTGGAGAGAGTGGGAGTCGAACCCACACGCCCGTCAAGGCAGACTGTTTTCGGAACAGTTGTCGCCGCCAATCGACTGGCCTCTCCAAATCTCGCAACGCGCCGCACGAATATAATGCGACGATCTCCGGGCGCTACCCGACGTTCTCTGCGACCGGGACACCCTAGGTATTCAGCCCCAGTCCTAACAACCAGATATTTGGCACTACATTGCGATTGTGGCGGCAGAGAGAATCGAACTCCCATTGCCAAAGGCAGTCGGGTTACAGCCGACGCGCACTCCACGTGCCTACCGCCAGACCCCGATTGTGGCGCGACCCGTAGGTCATCCACCCCCAGCCCCTACGTAGCAGACCAGATCGGGAAAACAAAGGCCGCTTCATAGAAACGACCTAGGAAACTCCTTCTACGATATGTAGATGAGCTAAGAATTGCGAGGTGGTGGATTGCGTTTTACCACCAACGCCGAGCATGTGATGCACTTACCGTGTACCGCTGTAGCGTTCCTCGTCACACTTCCCCCGCTAAAGGGTGCCGCTAAGCCGTGACGCAGCCTTAACCCGGCATACATGCAATCCGGGTTTATTCAGCCAACCTCATAAAGCACCAAGGGAGCGACCCTCGATACTTCGCGGACGGTGCGAGATTCGAACTCGCGGAACGCCAAAACGACGTTCGGCGGCTTAGCAAGCCACTGCAATCAACCGGACTCTGCCAACCGTCCACACCGCGCCCCGGTTCAAGAAACGACACCAACACTGTCTGTTGATGTGATCTAAAGGCGCGGCAAAAAACAAAACCCCGACGCCAATGGCATACGGGGTGAATAACAATATGTCAGGAATCTGAGCCTTGCTCCAATCCCCGACAATCCATCTAAACGACAGTTTACTCATAACAAGCGTTGCAACAAGCGTTGCATAGAAACCGGAAAAGACCACAGCCCGAAAACCGTTGCAATCATTGGTGCGACACACCATGTCACGCTAATTCAAAAAAGTCTGGGAGCGGCATTCACGGGCGAAACCAGACACCTAGCGGCCAAATGTATAACGGGTGCCGGTACCCCTCTCCGCCCCTATGTTGGTGGTCGTGGTACCCGTGTGTGCATGTACCTATGCGTTGTTGCCTGAGTGTGAGCGTGACGTGAGTGTGTCGTGGGCGTGGTTGCGTCACCTGAGTGTGAGGGTGACGTGGTGGTCGTGTTGTACGGCTGTCCTGACTGTCTCGTGTCCCTCTCCGTCTATCCGTCCGTGTGAGTCCGTCACGTGGTGGTGACGTGGCCTATCCGTCTGTGAGTTGTGACGTGGTGGTGTGCCTCTATGTCATGGCTGTGTCTGTGTCTGCGGGTCTGTGACCTGGTGGTGTGTTGCGTGGTGTCGTGCCGCGCGGTTTTTGTGTCGTGTTTTGTGGGTTTCGACACGCCGAGAGATGCGAGTGTTTGCAACGGGTTGCGTGGTGTCGTGCCGTACCTGATTTGCACTCCCAGTTGGGAGTGTGTATAGTGGGAACCACGCAAGGCGGAAAGCCAAGCAGAGACCACAGACCTCAGGGCGCTAGACAGGCTCCAGTCTGTGAGTCCAGAAGTTTGATAACTGAACAGTGATACCGACATCCCGGCTACAGGCCGGTGAGGGATAGCGAAGCAAGGCAGAGGCCTTGCGAGTAGTGCGGGGGCCGCTGAAAGAACGCGGTGCGATGGCATCAGAAACCCCGTCTGCGATTAAGCCAAAGGTATAATTGGGCTCACTGTAGCGAAGAGCGAGGTGAGCCATGAGTCTTAGGGAGTTAAGGCAGAAGCGAGGGCTGACGCAGAAGCAGTTGGCCGATAGGGTAGACGGTGTGAACCAGCAGCGCATAGCTGCTTGGGAGACCGGCGCTCGGAACCTAGGTGACGCCTCGTTTAACGTCGTCATCAAGGTGGCTGACGCGCTCAAGGTCAGTAATCCGCGCAAGCTGTTAGAGGCTGATAAGCCAAAAGAAAACACTAGCGAAAGCTAGGTGTGCGCCCTAATCAATTCTTTGCCTGACTGTGGGCATTGTACACAGTTGGCCTAGCTCACTGGGTTTATCCCATAGTCTAGGCACTGGGCCTATTGGCCTAACATAAATGCCCCGTAAGTGCGCCAACACTTGCGGGGCTGACCTTTATCAATTGAGAGATTAAAAAGGCGGTACTCATTGTACCGCCTCACATGGAAGTGAGGACTATCATGCGTAAGAAGTTTGTTGCGGCTGTTGCCGCGTTCGCCGCCCTGTGCGGCATGGTGTCGGTTCCGGCCAATGCCGCCGAGACTACTCAGCCTATCCGTGAGGACGTTACCCCTCACGTGCTGGTTCCGATACCAGTGCCGGAATCCAAGCTTGTCAGTGAGCCGGAACCGGTGGATATTGACGCTCTCGCCGCCGCTGTTATCCGTGGTGAGTACGGTGACGGTGAGGCGAGGCGTGCCGCTCTCGGTGATAATTATGACGCTGTACAAGCGCGGGTTAACGAGTTGGTGCCGGTTGCCGCGCCGGTTGTCAGCCAGCCGGTTCAGGCCGCGCCGGTTGTCAGCCAGTCGGTACAGTCCGCGCCGGCGCAGTCGGTGTCCCAGGCCGCGCCGCGATCCTACACATTTGAGGACGTCTACAATCTTGCCGTCAACTCGCCCTACTGTGAGCTCGAAGACGGTTCCGACCTGCCGCAGTGCTATTGGCATGACGGTGCGGGCGACGGTAGCGAACCGCCTTACACGGATATCGTCTATATGCCTGACGGTTACGGGTACCAAGCTCATGAGGACACCATGACGGTGAGCGTGTTCGTGCGTAATCCGTGGATGTGACCTTTTACATGTCGGGCGGCATTCTCCGCCCAAGTTCATTCAGTCGCGCGGCTGTCTCCGCGCTTCATCAATTCAAGGGAGATTCAACAATGTCTATCGAGGAAATGTGGGACGCGCTGAAAGATGATTACGGTGTGTCCGAGCAGACTTTGCAAGTTGTCACCGATATCAACGGCTACAGTACCGACACCATGCATGACGTGCTGTACGCGGTAGCCGCCGAATGTCACTTCGATGGCGAGGTGGCATGATGGCACGCTATCATTACGCTTTCTACTGGACTTACGGTGTCGGCAAAAAATGGGATGACGGGTCATGGCCGGGGTATCTCATGGTGTTTGATTCGAGGGCTGAGCGTGACGCTTGGGTTGCCGACGACGTTTTTGATGGCAACTGGCATCGTGAGGCCATCACGGCAAAAGAGGCGCGTCATATCATGGCGGACACGGTTATCGGTTTCGACAATGATATGGCCGTCCGGTACGACCGTAGTCGGTCGGCTGTTGAACGGTATGCTTCGACTGTCGAACTGGTCAGGGCATGGCGGCGTGTTGACATGCAGAATAACCCGGCTAGGTATTACGCAGAGTGATTGCCGTGATCGACCACTGGGGACGCGGCTACATGGTGCGAGTCCATCGTTAAATCAATCGTTTCGGGGCATGGCATGGGAGCCGTGCCCCCACTGTTTTAAGGGAGCTAACAATGATTACCGCTAAGGATATTACGGATATGGTGGAGCGTGTTGACGCGAAACTTACGCCTAAATGCCGGTATGACGGGTTTCAGCCTTGTGAGGGCATCTACCGTCTGGGCGATTACGGGTATGTCTCTGAAACCGAGTATGACGCGGCTTTCGAGGGTGAACCCTACTGGGCCCAGGACGCTTACATGTTGGAGGGCAATGGCGTAGGGCATGGCAGAATCGCCCGACTCTACAATGACGGTGACGTTGAAGCGTTGTCCGATTACGTCAATGAGCGTTTTGATAACGACCAGATGGACGACGTTTTCTACACAGAAGCCACCGAAGAGGGTGAGTGTTGAAAGTCCGTCATGTTCTGCTTGTGGCCGCGCTAGTCGCGGCCATTCTCTTTCTCAGGTGGGTTGGTTTTATCCAGCCGACTCCCCAATGTTCCACGCCTTACGGCGTTGATGATACCGCCACTTGCGTGTATGGCGATTACGCCTATCACCGTGGCGTGCAGATCTGACAATCAATCTTTGAAATGAGGAAAAACAAAATGAAGAAGCTCAATAATGACCCGTCCCGTAACGTTAACGCCGTGAGCGGCATGTGGGTTCGGTTGCGCAAGGATGACTCGAAATACGATGTGAGGTATGTGAACGCGAAAGTGAAGCGTATCTGGCGGCTGTCGGAGACTTCCGCTGGCACGTCTTGGAACGTTCAGGCCAAGGGCGAGAAGAAATATGCCGAACTGTTGGGCGGTATGAAAGCGAGTCAGACTGACCTTGAGCATGGCTGGTTTCTGATACCTGACGGTGAGCGCAAGGCTTACGGGTTCACGGTTCCCGTGCTGACGGGTATGGACGCTAAGAGTGTTTCCGGTATCACGGTGGCTGATTTTGAATCCCGTTGGACTTGTGAGGGTGAGCGGTTCGCGACTGTTGACCATTGGCCTGAGCAGGGCATGGTGCGTTATCTGCCGTCTGTTGAGGAAGCGGCTGAAGACGATGAGCCGGTTCCCGAGTTTTCCGATGATGAACCGTCTGCCGATGATTGGGCTGAATACTACGAGTCGTTGGCGGATGTCTACACGGCTGATATGGAAGAACCGGCGCCGATCACTCAGGAGATTGCCGAGGTTCCGCCCAAGACTAATGAGCTGGCCGTGTCGTATGCCACGTTGCCTGACCTGATGATGGCTAAGGAATGCCCCGAACTGCAAGGTTTGGGCCATATCCGTCACTTCCGTACCAGCAAAGGCCGCAAGGTGGCCTACATTGCTTCGGCCAACGGCAGGTGCGTTGTCGCCTACCGTGCCCGTTATGAGCGTGGCAGTGACAAGCAATTGGAAAAGGCGGTGGCCGATTACGTGGCCGTCGCCCGTGACCTGTGGGCTAAGGCGGCGTGACCATGAGTGAGCTTCGTGACAAGGCCACGCGACTGCTGTTGAAGTCTGCGTGGGAGATGGCTGATGATAATGAGTATGACTTGTCGGCTGTGTTCGATGGTCAGCATGGTTTCATCGATGATTTACGCCGGCGCGCGATGGATACCCTTGAGGGTGTCGCCTGTATGCCCAGTACGCCGCCTGACAATGATGAGATGGAACGTTTGACCGCTGATAGCGGTTTCACGTTGGACGTGCTGGATAAAAAGGCGCGTGAGGTTTACGACTGTGCCTATTCCACCACGTATCAGCGTTATCAAACCGCTATCGCCATGCTTATCGATGATTTGCTGGGAGTGCTGTGATGGAAGTCAGGATATCCACGGCGAAGATTCGTGAGGTGCTGGAATCGTCCGGTTGCGCCTACACTGCCGAGAATATCGCGGCCGTGCGTGCCAACATTCCACTGCATACGTCCGATCTGATTCTGGCGGCGTTGAACGCCACCGATTTACCCGATAAGCGGTTTGCTTTGCCGCTGTTCTAAGTTCTTGCCGCCTGGCGTTTTTCCTCACTTCCGCTGGACGGCATCCCATACCTATAAACCAAACCAATACTTTTTTAGGAGATTATTATGAGCGCCACTATCAAACTTACGTTGATCGATTACCGTGTCCGAGAATACTTGGACGACTGGCGGAGTAACCTTATGCTCACCCAATACGTGTATCCCGATGGCGAAACCCAACAGTTCATGAATATGTTGGACGAACTGGACGGCGTGGCACACGATATTGAGGCACAGTATGAAGACGTGTTCTCGTTTGATGATTACGCCGATTTGCTTGGATCTCTGACACCTGAATGGCGCAAGGCGTTCCCTAACGCGCCGGACGGGTGGAAACACAAGGCGGGTGAGATTTACATCTACTGGTAAAAATTCGGATACTATTCTATCCCAATATGGTATATGATTGATACCATCTGTTAACCGTTAAGGAGGTTTATTATGGGTAAGCTGGTCGCCAATATTGATGATGATGTCAAGGCGCGTGCCGCCGCGCTCTACGATTCCATGGGCATGAGCCTGAGCACCGCAGTCAACATGTTTTTACGCCAGTCTTTGGTGGACAACGGGTTGCCGTTCAAGCCGACGCGGCACACGCCTGACGGCTATCCGGTGCCGCCTGTTCACAATGCCTACATGTTCGAGCGTTCGGAGAAGGGCCATGTGATACTGCCCGCCGATTGGAATGATTCGGAGGATGATGTCTATGACCAGTACGCCAAGTGAACCGCGCCTGTATGACGTGTGGCTGATGTGGGTCGAGTTTCCCGACCATCCCGGTATCGGCAAGCCGCGTCCCGTGGTAATCACCGAGGTTGACGGTGATCTGGTGTCGGGTATCGTGGCGAAGATAACCGGCAACACTGATTGGGATGAGGCCGGCGACGTGCCGCTGCTCGACTGGAAAGCCGAGGGACTGGCGAAGCCGTCGCTCGTGCGCTGTTCGCAACGCTTCTACTTCAACAGGAGCGAACTGCTGCAATGGTTCGGACGACTCTCGTTGAGGGACGCGGAGCATGTTAACGACGGATTGGAAGCCACGTTGGACATTCCACCATACAGGCGGAGCGTATAGCCGTTATCGTTTTCATGGCCTCATGGACTTGTTCTATGAGGCCATTCTTATAGAAACCATCATTTAGAACCGCATCATAGGGCTTTCTATGGTGCGGTTTTCACATAAATCAGCATTTAGACGGGACTTTAGAGCTGTCTATTGTCCCGTCAATCGTTTTACCGAACAATAGAAAGAAGATTTTCCATCATGCAAACCATCAAATGCCAGTACAACACGCTTTTGGGCACCGAGTTCGAGGTGGAGATACCCGACAGCGTACCGGAAGCCGACGCCGACGCTTATCTGCAAGACCATTGGGAGGAGCTGGTTGAACCGAATATCCAGACTCACTTGCTTGAATCCTGTGATTCCAACTTCCACGTCCTATCGGCAACTCCTATGGAAACCTACGAGATTTCCAAGCGTGTCACGACGGTTGAATACCGTCGTGTCGTCGCGCCGAAAGGCTTGACCTTTGAGCAGTTGAGCGAATGGGTGGACGAGCACGGCGATGGTGATCTGTATGACGTTGACGACATAGAAGATTACATGTTCTATGCCGAACGCGAAGATGGTTCGCAAGTCGAATCGGGTGAGTCGGAATGATTACCGCGATCTACCGTTTCGAGCGTTTCGACCCCGCCACCAACACCGAGTTGTGGCGGCGTATACCACGCTGGAAGCTGCGTCTTATGTGGCTTCAAGCATGGCTGAAACGCGATAAGTCGGCTCGAATCTCTTACGGGGCTTGGCTGTACGCCAATGCTTCAGGCGGCGGGCAATGGTTGGCCGCTGACATGTTGGACTGGAATCAGGAGGTAATCGATGGACGCTGAGCGTATGAGAGCCGCTTTGCATGAGGTGTGGAAATACTATGACGAGGCGGGGGAGAGCGGGGAGAACTATGAGCTTGACCCGGATAATCTCAGCAAGTTCGCCGCCGACCTGTGCAGGGAATACGAAGGATAGTGTATGGTCAACCCATGTTTCATACTAAGATTTGCGGAATCTTAGTATGAACAATTCAAGAAATGTGTATAGTTAGTGACATGAGAAAAGAAATGTTTACACCTGACGCGCCAGGCGAGCTGCGTAGACTATCGGGCGAGTACGCCACAAGATACGGTCTGATGCAATACGATACGTATTCGTTCGTACCGAACCCGCTTGGTGATTATCCCACGCTTTCTCCACGTGTCATGGGCGTGGTGTCCCGAGCCTCGATGGCATTGGCGAGATTGAGCGAACTGGGGGAGGATCTACCAAACCCGGATATGCTGCGCCGTCCGACCATGCGACGCGAAGCGCAGAGCACAAGCGCTCTGGAGGGCACGTTCGAGCCGTTGGAAACCGTTCTCGCACAGGACTACGAGGTGGGTGAGGACAAAAGCGGTTTGAGCGAGTCCATGCGCGAAGTGTTGAACTATCTCGATGCGGCGGAATGCGGCATAGGCCAGATTCAGGCCGGGCATCCGATAAGCCTGTCCCTCATACGTGAATTGCAGCAGCTTCTCGTAAAGGGCACGAAGTCCGACAATCCGCAAGCCGGGGATATACGATCAACCCAAGTGTTCATCGGCTCTCCCACACGGCGTATCGAGGATGCGCGTTTCGTTCCCATGCCGCCCGGGCAGGACTTGGACATAGCGGTTCGGTCACTCGTTGACTGGTGGCGGTCCCGCAATGAGCCGGGGCTGGCCGTATTGGATATGGCGATGTTTCACTACCAGTTCGAGACGATGCACCCGTTCACGGATGGCAATGGAAGAATCGGGCGACTGCTGGTGCTGTTGCAGATGATGAGCCGTGGATTGCTTAGTCAGCCATTGCTGTCGGTGTCCCCGTGGTTCGAGCGTCGTCGTCCAGAATATCAGGATAGGCTGCTTGGCGTTTCCACAAAAGGCGACTGGGAGAACTGGATACTGTTCTTCTGCCAAGGCGTCGAGGAATCCTGCGAGGACGCCTTGCTGCGCGTCAAACGTCTGGTCAACGTTCGGCAGAAGTATCGGAGTCTTCTGGACGCGCACAATTACAGTGGATTGTCCGTTCAGACGGCGATGTACCTTATCGGGCAACCCACCGTGACGACACGTGCGCTGAGGAGAAGGTTCGGCAAGAGCCCGTCAGCGGTGCAGCACGCGCTGTCCCGTCTAGTATCCGTAGGCATACTGCGTGTGTATCCGTCTGGAAGGGGCAACCTGTATTTTGCGCCGGACGTGCATGAGGTGCTTTCCGCGCCGCTTGGCGCGGAAATCGACGTGTCAGCTCCGCTGATGTGTGAGCGAAGCGAATAAAACCATAAATGTGGGCCTGATTATACGAAAACACGTCCATCGCTCACTGAAACCCGTGAAAATCAATAAAAAATAGATTGTCACGGGTTTCAAGCTATGAAAGGCGTGTTAGAAAGCCGCCACTGCCTCTCATGGAAGCACACTAGGGGCGGCATTCTTATTCCCGGTAATCGTTGTAGATCTCAATACCGATGGGATACTCTGAGTAACCGGTGTCCTGCACGACGATACGGCCTTCGTTCGTATAGACGGTCAACGGGTCATCGTCCGTGATCCACTTCTTCTCGATGCGGGAGCCTTTCTCGGTGACTCCTCTACTTAGTTGGCGTTCAAACGGTTCGTGGACTTCCACGAGACGAGCGTTCTTGTAAGGCGAGTCATTAGGGGAAAAGAGGTAATCAGTTCGGTCGATGATGTAGCTCATTGTTCCTCTTCTGTTGTTTTAACGGCATCGGCCAGGAACTCCATAACGCAGCGGAACAGTTCGGATTGCGCGTATGCGACAAGCTCATTTGAGACCGTCATGTGCTTGCATGCCTTGGCCTTGTGCCGGTATCCGAGAATCTCGACGTTGTACAAGCCCATCGCAGCATGCACGCACTCATGGCTGACGATATGCGGCAGCAGGTGTTCGCGGCTCAAATAGATCACGCACATGGGGGAGTTCCCATATTTCACCACATTGGTCTGCGTGTCGATTGGCGCGGACTGCATGAGGGTAATTCCGGCTGTGCCGTTTTCGAACGCGGCATCTCCAATCGGCCTGTCGAGGTCATCGGATTCGATGGAGGATTCCACCAAGTCGATACAGGCGGCTCTCCGCATGGTTTCCTCGGTATCGTACACGCGGACTTCCACGCTGACCTTATGCGCGAACTCGGTCAGGTCGATGATGCAGCGTTCGTATTTAAACGACGCGGTTTTCTCTTCGGTCATGGTTTCCTCGTGGATTCGATAAGAATGATTAGACTCAGCAACATTATGAACAAAGCTATGGGGATAATGCTCACAGCTTGCCTTTTGCTTTGCGCGTGTAGTATTCCTCGGCAGACAACAGTTCCAGAATCGGAGTCTGCTTAATGGACTCCAACAATTCCCACCATGTCATCCACGAGGACTCGAATAAGACCGAATGCCCACTGATCTGATATACGCGCTTATCGTTGTCGCTGGACAGCCGAACGTAGTCGTTGACATAGACTTTGATGATTTGCACCCACGTCTCTCCCTCGCCAATCTGGATACGCGCCCAGTATTCGCCGGGCGAAACCGGTTCTTCAATATGCGGTTTCTTTGGTGCGGGACGTGTCGCGTAATCAAAGTCAGAGTCTAGAACGACAAGTTTCAATTCCGTGTAGAAACACCTGCCATATGGGTGGACGACGGCGGCTTGGATGTCAACGAAAGCGTATTGTTTGGCTTTCTTGGGTGTGACTTTTTCCGGGTCGCCCGAAATGGTTCCACTCCCGTAGCTGACGAACCTGTACGTGTTCTTGCTGCCTTTGACGTGAATCAAATCGCCGGGCTTCAGGTCATTCCAAGCGACGCGAATCTTCTTCATTCCGACTCCCTTTCGATAAGCTGTTCCATTTCCCTCACGTTGTCCTGCTTGCGTTCCAACGCCATGCAACGACGTATCCACTCGCCCTTGCGCTGATAGACGTTTGTTATTCCCTCGTTGCCCAACAGTTCGTTGCATGAGCAGACAAGCTGGGGAATATCCGACTCCAAGTCCGGTTGCACGGTGGGTTTCTCCCCGCAGACAGGGCATTCGGGAACTAGCACGGCAACAATTGTCCTTAACAGTCTGCAACCGATATTCCACTTCGGAACGTCCTTGTCCTCAAACGGGGCAAACGAGAAGATACTCGCGGAATGATCGCACCGCTCCGAGAGCAGCCACACGGAGTCTTCCTGACAGTAGTAGCGGGTAAGGATGGTGTCGTATACATACTTCGGCTTGGGTGTGCGTCCGCAGATAGGGCATGGCTCCAACACCGGTGGCTTAGGTTCCGGCTTTTCGACCGGTTCCGGCTCCTCCAAGTGCAGCAGTCGCTTCAGCCAGTTCATACGTTCCTCGATTCCATCGACTCGTTGAACGCCTTCTGGAACGCATAAACCCCGGCTTTAACGGCCTTTTCGACGGAACCGTCGGGCGGCAGCGTCACTGTCACGTGCGCGCGTGGCTGCATGTCGTCGCCTATGAACACGCTGTCCGGTTCCAGTTCGCCCGCCACCGGGACTTCCACGGTGAACGTGGCTAGTTGAAGCGCCTTGGAATACAAGCCCAATACCACTTCCGTGGTACCAAGATTGATGCTCATTGAGTAATCTCCCTGTGTCCGAGGAACTTGTTGACGAAGAACGTCTGACCTTTGCCCGTGACTTTCGGCGTCTTGTTGATGGTCGTGTGACCGTCCGAGTGAACCACGGTGGTTTCCTTGATCTCGAACAATCCCAATTCCATAGATTTCTGCGTGGGCATGTTGCGAGAGCTGCCGGTTTTCATCAGCCATCCGTTGTCCCTCAGCCACGCGAACAAGCGAGTGCCGCCAATATCCACGCCATTGCCCTTCAGGACTTTCGCCAAGTCGCCCACAAGGATGCTGGTCTTCGAGGTTTCCACAGCGTCAGCGAACAATGCCTTGGGACGCATCCGTTCGACCTGTGCTTGGGCCTTCTCCTTTTCCGCCCGCTCCTGTTTGATTTGCGTGGCAAGCCGGATAAGGAAGTCGGGTTCGGTGACTGCCTTATCCAAAGTCGATTCGGTCATGTACGCACCATGCCTGCGAATCGATGGCAGCACCTCATGCGTCACCCAGCGTTTGAACTCGCGAGCCTCGGGCTTGCGGCTGCGTAACACGAGGGAGTACAGGCCGGACTCGGACACGAAAACGGGCGCCTTGCCACCGTTCTGAGCAATATCCGTACTACGGATATTGGTGATTTCATCGGCATCGAGGTATTCCCGAATATGGTTGGTGGCCGTACTGAGAATGGCGCATACGTCCGCTCCAAGGAACCACGGGTTGCCGTGTGCATCGGTTAGGACACGCACCTGAATGCCCCTGAAGTCGAATGGTTGAATCTGGCTGCTCATTGGTTGTCTCCTTCCTTGGATTGGTTTTGTGCGGCTTGCATGATCTCCCACACGTCCGCGTTCTCGGACAATCCGGTTGTGAGCCGGTAGAAATCACTGAACCTGTAAAGCGGATTGCTGTACGAGTCCTCGCCCTGCTGGGGCAACTGGCCGCGATGTATCCAACTGCGCAAAGTGCTGCGGTTCACGCGCATCCCGCACGCCTTGATGATGTCCAATAGTTCGCCACGGGTTCTCACCGCCTCCGATTGGAGGAGACGCTTCACCCGTTCCGCCCTGATAAGGGCGACCGGCATACTGAAACCGAATTGCGGGCATTTCGCCGTCTCCGCGTCCGCATAGCCGGAGAGCTGGCCCAGGCACCCGTTGGCGGGGCATGGCCCGTACAACACGGTTTCCCCGTCATCGTCCGTGAGGAAACGACGCAGTTTGCGCACCAGCCCGTGAACCGGTTCCGCGTACACGGGCGTGGACGGGTGCTCGTCGAGTTTCGGGTGATTGGCGATTCGGTAAACCATGTCGGCCAGCGGCGCCGATTCACGCAGGTTCAGTTTCAGGCTGCGCACCCACTCGTAGAGTGTGCCTTGCAAGCCCGGATAACCGTGGTCGTCGTCAGCGTACAGCAGGTCGTGCAGGGTTTCCCTTACGGGCGCTGGAGCCGTGCCCGCGTTCCCGCCGCCACCGTTCTTGTGCCCGTAGGCGCGGTTGATGCGATACTCGGTCAGGTCGGGCAGGTTGCGTTCCAACCATTGCAGGTCGTTGGAGAGCTGGCGTTCATGCCATGCGCACAACAGGCTCCGGTTCTCGGGTATCCCATGCCCGATGAGCATGGACGGCGCGTCGGTCACGATCTCCCGCCAGCAACCGTCATAGCGGCAGAGCCTCGTGTTTTCAGTGGAAAAAGACAAACTGACCTAGACCTTCACTCATTAAGAGCTTCGGACGTGTCAGCAAGACCAATAATACACGGGCGTCTCTAGTTTTCCAAATGTGGTTCGGCGTGTCGCGGCAGTATGTCACCCAACCCCAAGTCGCCCGCGCCGAGGAAATGCCGTACCGGTGTACGCCGCTTCGGCTTCGCCGGCTCCAACTCCAACGGGTTGCGACTCGAGGCCGTGATTCGAGCCGCCTCCTCGGGTTGACGGCCCAACATGCGCTGACGCCGGTACAGCCACACCGCGTCACCCTCCAAGCCCCGCGCATCGCACTCACGCGCGATCTCCGCCTCCGAGGGCTTCGCCTTGCCGCGCAGTCGGCGGACGATGGCGTTGATGTCACCCGAACCACACCAACGGCCGGTATCGTTCTCCGCATAGAAGCGTCTCACCGCCTCCTGAGCCTCGGCGACGGTGATGTCCGTCCTCAGTTCCGAATGGAACGCTTCAAGCTGAACGTCATCCCATTGCGCGTTGCCGTGATGCGCGTTGATAAGCGACAATACGGCTGCTGCCTCACCCCTGCTGAGCATTGAAACCTCCCTGCTGCTGGTATCTTGCACGTTCCTCGGGTGTCATGTACTGCCATGTTTTCGCCAGATTCGCCTCAAGGTTCTGCTGGCTTCGGGATTTCAACGGTTGCCCTGGTCGTGGCTTCGGCGCTTCGGGCTTGGGTTTCTCCCAGTTGCGGGCGTACAGTTCACCGCCGATGAACCGGCTGAACGTTTTCACGTACTGCTCGTCGGTGGCCTCCGCATACGCTCGAGCCTTGGCTTCGAGAAACATGCTCGGGTCGGAGTCTCCAGCGGCTTTCACGATCTTCGGCCAATCGACCTCCAGCTGCATACGGGACTGGGAGGTTTTCCCGTCAAACCTGTTCGTCGGATAGAAAGCCTCGATACGGTCAAGCAGATTACCGAAGTCCGGCTTCGAGGGGGTAGGGGGAGTTGAATTATCTTTAGATAATTCTTCTGGTGTTCTGGTGTTCTGGTGTTTGTCCCGATTCAGACGCGATTCAGCCGTCTGAAAGTTATCTGAATCGGAGGTTTTCGCCTCGTTTTTATCTTTTCGGTAATTTTCAGCATTGCTTTCGCGCTTCTTCTGCACCTGTTCGCGGCTTCGATTGTGTGCGAGATAGTCGTGAATGTAGTACCCGTTGTTCCCGTCCGGCTCGATCATGCCGACTTCGCAAAGCGCATCGATTTCTGAATCGGTGATATCCAACACGTAAAACGCATCGTCTTCGCTGATATGTCCGTCTGAAAGATTGTCTCCGCAGAAAGTAAGCATCATCGTGAACGCGCCTATTGCGCTCGGGCATGTGTGCCTGAGCTTGCGTACCTTACGGTTCATGTAGAAGCTGTTGACCAGTTGAACGTATCCTTTGCGTACCATTGTCATGCTCCTATCAGCTAGTACGTGTAATCGGGGAACACCATTTGCATGAACGCCCAGCAGACGCCATGCGCTGCGAAAGCCGCTATCAATCCAAAGCTGAAGGCAACGATCGTCATCGCGTCGCCGCCTTCATCGGATAGGGATATATTCCATTTCCTGAATAGGTAGCGGAACGCCTGTATCCCGATGATGAAGAACACGGCCAGTTCGATGAAATGCGCCAAGCCGACGATGCTCATTCCGCCTCCTCCAGCAGCCGTTCCGGGTTCACGGGGTCTGACATGATCGTCTCCTGAACGTCTTGATGAAGTTGTGGCGGCTTCGCCAGTCCGATGGCGTGCCGCTCGTCGCCGTGAGCAGCACGCCGTTGTCGTAGACTTTCCAGTGGCCGGTCGTGGCCCTGACCACCGTGTATCCGTGTGAGGCTATCCAGTGCATGAGTTTCCGGTCGTCCCCCCGCGCGGTCATGCCTTGAGCCTCATCTTCAACGCGAGACCGTTTTCATGCACGCTGCCCTTATCGAAGCCCATGAAACCGTTGAATAGTTCGTATTCGAGCAATACGGTGTCCACGCGGAACTCGTCGTACTGATGGTTTTTGATGCGTTCCATGACAAGCCTCATCGATGCGACGGTATCCCTGCGGTCGGCCTGTATCGGAATGAGATACGGCCAAAGATTCCATTCGCCCGGATGATCGTTCAGCCAACGGGCGAAATCAACGAGTTTCCTATCTTCCATCATGTTCTCCTTGCCTTTTCGATGAATTCGCGCAGATACGGGTCATCGATGTCGATGGGGTGGCCGGCGAAAACCATGCCGCCCTCTTGGATGGGCAATGGGGGAGTGCGTTTGGTTTTATGCTCCCTTGCCTATTTCGCGCTTCCGGCTCTATGCTTCGCCAACCGTATGGGGTCGGCCTTGATATGGCAGTTGCGGCAACGGGGCCCGCTGCACATCTGGTTACGTGGCCGGATTCGCCCGCAGTCGATGCACTTGGTGGGTGTCGTGTTGTGACTGTTTCCCATCAGGAGCGTTCCTTGACAACATAGTCGGGGTGTTCACGGCAGTAGTCGTGTATCCGTTCCAACCATTTGATTGCGCCGTCCACACTGCCCCAATCAACCAACTCGCCGTTCTCGTCGCGCGGATTGTATTCGGAACGCAGCTCATGCAACGGCTGAACGTAGATGCTCATGAGGGCTTGCCGTATAAGTTCGGCGCATTCCCTACCGGTCTTGCCGTCCAAGTCGGTTGACGGGCGAACATGATAGGCGTCGAAGAACGGGCCGAGATTATACGTGTAGTTGAAATAACGGCCATACTGGTCGTAGGAGCGTTCCTCATGGTCACGGTCGCACACGTAATACCAGCAGTCCTCTGGAATATCAGGGCGTACCACATACAGGTCGTAGCTCATTGTTCCTCCTTGCGTTTGCGCCGTTCCTCACGACGGGCTTTCGAGAAATAGTCGGGGTCTTTCGCCTTGAGCTTCAGATAAGCCCGATGATTCCTCAACGCCTGTTTCTCCTCGGCGGTCAGGTAGACGGGCTTACCGGCACGAGCCGTCTTGATGAACTCGTCAATCTCGCTCATTCCTCGTCTCCCTCGATCACCCCATGCCCGGCTATGAGAGCCAACGTTTTCAGATCGGTGACTACCGGCTGGTTGTCCATGCTCTTCAAAGAGTCCAATCCGACGCCTTTCTGGTGGAATACGACGAACCAGTAGGGCGCGTCCGCGTTACCCGCTTCGGTACGACCCTCCTGCATCCATTCCTTGAGGTGCCCGCTGTACGTGCTGTAGTTTTTGGCCTCTATGACCACGGGTTGCCCGTGGATACGCACGCCGGTGATGTCGCCTTGGTCGTTGCCTCCGCCATGCAACACCTCACGGTGTATGGTCTGCTCCGTATCACCCAAGCGGGCACGCAGATATTTGACTATGGCCGACTCAAAAAGCGTCCCACGCTGCTTGGCTCTGCTCATTCGTCCCTCCAGTATTCGGTCGGGTCATCATGGAACTGGCAATCCATGCAATGACCCCAGATGTTCATGATTCCTCCGCAATACGGGCAATGCTCGTACTGGACGGGTAGATAACTCGGACGCATAATCAGAACTCCGGGTTGTCCCTGAGACGCTTCAACACGTCACTACGAATCTGCTCGATCATCTCCACCTTCAGGCCGGTGGCGATACGAACCTCATCGGCCGGACGGTTCGGGTTCTCGATAAGCATGTCCCACGCGCGTTTACTCGGCTTGCTCATACGGTTTCCCCTTTCTCGAACGTCTCGATCATTTCCATCAACGCGGCCTGATACGACTCATGCCACTTGGTGCGGTAATGCATTCGGTCAACGCATTTGAACCGATAGCGTTTCTCCTCGGAGCCTTTCACGGTTCCTGTAGCAGCCTTCAGGTGTCTGCCACATTGGGGGCAGTAGAAGCTTTCGCCGTTGAGAATGAAATCGGAGTCCCGCACGTCGCCTTTGCCGACTATCCGGTAGAAGTCATTAAGCCAACTCATTGACGACCTCCTCTGCCTTATCGTGGGAAATCTTCACCGTGTACTCCACGACATTCCAGGTCAGATGGTTCAACTGCCAGACGGTGAGTCCAAGAAAAACCAGCAGACAAAACGCTTGAACAATGGCCATCATCGTATTCTTTGACGTGATGCCCACCGCGAGGGAGAACGAGAAAAACACGTCCCACCCCAAATACCGGTACACGGACCATAATCCGGGTTTGCTGCCGTCACGTCGTTCGTAAACCGTGACCATATCCTTGTCACTCATTTCGATTCCTTCTTCTGCTCCTGTTCACGCCACCCCATACGCCTTGCAATGGGTAGCCGCTGATTCTGTCGTGTTGCGCCGCGTACCGTGCGCATTCGCATATCGCCGGACATTGGGCGCAGGCCTTGAGCGCCAATCGTTCCTCGCTGGACGTGGTTGGGAAGAACAGGTCAGGGTCCATGTCACGGCACGCGGCCTTGTCACGCCAGCCGCTCAATTCAATTCCTTCTTCGCGTTTTGAGACTACTTACGCTCATGATTCCTCCTTGAGCGTGGCGACATATGCGATGGCCTTGCGTTCACGCTTCGCGTACCTCTCGCACTTGCGTTTGAGACGTTTGAGGCTCATGGCGTATATGTAGGCTCTGAAGTCGCCGTCCTCGGTGATTCTGGCCTCGTACCGGCTTAGGGTTGATGCCCTGAATTGCGCGGTCAGATGGTTGGTAAGCTGTACTCCGTTCATTCCTCCACCTCGATTTCCTCGCCGTACTCGCCGTAGAGTTGGTCTGCCGCATCCTTGGTCGTGTAGAG